CTTGCAGTCCTGTGCGCCCGTAGCTCAGATGGATAGAGTGCGTGCCTCCGGAGCAAAAGCCCTCGTCTCGTATCTCTTTTACCTTCAAATAGTTAGTCTCTCGCCAGGGTCCAAACAGGGTCCACGGCGCAAGGTTCCCAAAAAACCAGAGTCCGGACGCGGCTATGTAGCCGTTGTAAGGATTGTAAGTGTGGGTCTGACGGGCCTAATTAATCTGTGCTCGACGGACAGGTTTTTAAAACTCCCTATAGGAGGAGCACGGGCACAAGGCCACACGCGCCCACTCTTCGCGCAGGGGGCGCGCACGTTGCGCCCCGGCCTGGTATGTGGACGTGGGGCGCCAGCCACGTGGACGCGCGCCCACGGGCCAGCCGTGCGCGACCGGGTAGTTTTCTTCTGCGATTCACAAAAACATTGACGCCCGCTTACGTTTTTGAGAAAATAGTTGTATCCACATGCGTGGCGCCGGGACGCCACGAGAAAAAACTATCTCCCGCAAATGAGCCAGGAGGCGTGTAGCCAACTGGCGATTTTCATTTTCAGCCACACTCCGACAGCACCACCGCATGAGCGTCCAGGAGACGATCATGGCGGTTCCGCTTTACTCGTACGATCTTGCATACCGGGGACTCGTCCCGGAGCGCAGGGTGCTGAAACTCGAACGCGACGGCCTCGCCAAGGTCGTCCGTAAAAGGACTGGCGGGATCGTGCGGGCCATCATGTATAAGCGGCCCGGCGAACCCGAGGCAACGGTCCTGCGCGATTACATGGGCACGGGGTATTCGTTCAAGCACTACCTCGATGACGGCCATCGTCCTTGGGCGTTGAGGCCACTGACCGGGCACATCAATCGCGGCGACGAGAGCATCGAGTATCATCTCGCGCCCGACTGCGTGCGGCCCATTTTCCTGCGCGTGCTGCTCGATTGCACCGTGCCTGCCATGTAGCAGCCTTCAGCCACAGCAAATGCGAGCACCACATTAGCGTGCGAGCCAAGGACTGAACCAGTACCACTGTTTTGCGCGATTCAACGCCGTCGATCTGGCAACGGGTCGGCGGCGTTGTTGTATGTGCCGCCCACCAAAATGGCAATCGAATTGTCGCTTGCACGTTCCGATCCAAATAGGTACTACCGGGCGAGAAACGGCGGCGCGTTCCGCGATTGCACCATTTAGCTACCGTCAGAACAGTTTTGAGGCGGTCGGAGGTCGTAGCGGCGTTCGCGCCCCGAGCGCCCCGTTGCGCCGCCGCCGGTCTTCTGGTCCAACTCCTCCACCCGCCGCGTTCCGGCGCGTTGGGGGCCAAGCGTGCGCCACCGGGCCGAAGCGTCGCAGCCAGCGCACGCGAGAAAGACGTCTATGGCATGGCAGGTTGGCACTTCCGAGGCCGTGGTCGTCGTTGCGGTGTGATCTGCTCGGCGTTCGTGATACGGAACTCTATGGCGTTATTAGAGTGCTTTTCCAGAAAGAACGCCCTCCACGCGTAGATGTATTTATTCAGCATCCGCACCGCCACTTCCTCCTGAAAGGCGCTGCCGAACTTCGCGTCGATCTCGACGGAGATATGGTTGACTCTTGCCATCGTGAGTTGATTGTGCGCTCTGCCCGGCAGGACTTCAACTCTTTTCCGCATCGTCTGTGAGCATCTGAACCAGCCGCCCTCGATTCGAAACGACCTCGCATGAGCACTTCGACAGCGACCGCGATGGCGCGGCGGATTGAAATCTGGTCCACCGAACGGTTGGTGCCGTATGCGAAAAACGCGCGCACGCACTCGCCGGAGCAGGTGGCGCAGATTGCGGCCTCCATCGCGGAGTTCGGCTTCAATGCTCCGATCCTGGTGGACAGCAACGCCGGGATCATCGCCGGCCACGGCCGTCTCCTGGCTGCCCGCAAACTGAATCTCGCTGAGGTGCCTGTCGTGGTGCTGGATCACCTCAGCGAGACTCAACGGCGCGCGTACATCCTGGCCGACAACAAACTCGCGCTCAACGCAGGATGGGATGAGAAGGTCCTTGCCGTGGAACTGCGGGACCTCGAAGCGGACGGCGTGGACCTTGCGCTCGTCGGTTTCTCCGATGACGAGTTGGAAGATCTCCTGGCTAGCGACGAACCGCAGGAGGCTCCGGACGACGAGGAGGACGTCCCCGAGGAACCCGTCAATCCGGTAACCCGGCCTGGCGACCTGTGGACCATTGGTCCGCACCACCTGATCTGCGGCGATTGCCGCGACCTTGCTGTGGTGCTGAAACTCCTGGGGGACGCGCCGGTCAACGTGTGTATCACCTCTCCGCCGTACGCCACGCAGCGGGAGTACGACACATCGAGCGGGTTCAAGCCAATTCATCCGGACGAGTACGTGGCCTGGTACAAGAACGTGGCCGCGAACATCGCGGTGGTCCTCGCGGACGATGGCTCGTATTTCCTGAACATCAAGGAACACGCCGACGAGGGCGAGCGCAGTCTGTACGTCAAGGATCTGGTGATCGCGCATCGCCGTCAGTGGGCCTGGCGCTTTGTTGACGAGTTCTGCTGGCGGAAGACCGACAATGGCGTGCCCGGCGGTTGGAACAACCGCTTCAAGAACGCATGGGAGCCTGTGTTCCACTTCTCGCGCCAACAGCAAATCAAGTTCCGGCCCAAGCGGGTCGGACACGAGAGCGAGGACTGCTTCGATTACTCGCCGAACAATCCTAAATCCACGTCTGGAAGCGGTTTGCTTGGGACTGGTCCGCGTGGAGCGGCAGCCGATGGCGGAAGAAACCAGTCTGCCTGGCAACGGTCGCGCAACAGCCTGCGGTCGGACTCCGATGGCCGATACGCGGGCGTTGCGCGCCCGTCAAATGTGATCGAGGTCAAGACCGAGTCCTCGCAGGGATCGCACTCCGCTCCCTTCCCTCGCGCGTTGGTCGAGTTCTTCCTGCTGGCGTTCAGTGACGAGGGAGACGTGGTGTACGACCCGTTTATGGGCTCCGGAACCACCGTCGCGGCGGCATCTCTGCTCGGGCGCATAGGCTATGGCTGTGAACTCTCGCCAGCCTATTGCGATGTGATCCTCCGGCGCATCTGGAATCTGACCGGCGAAACGCCGTTGCTGCTGGACGCAGACGGGAGCACCGCCACGTTCCAGTCGGTCGCGGCGGCGCGAGGCGTCCCGGTCGAGGAGGCTATCAATCCGAAGGCCCAGGACTCGCGGGCCATCAAGCACCATGGGCCAAATCCGCATTACGGCCCGAGGAAGCGTAAGGCTTCATAAACCAACAACTCGAAAGGAGATTTCCGATGCCGGAAGTCGCAACGCCCAATCAGGGCGAACGTGAATTTGAAACCGGGGCGGATGAGTTCTTCAAGGCTCATTCCGAACTGACGGCAACCAACGCAAAGCGCACGTACGATGCGTACCAGGATCTCGATCTGGTCGCCTCCCGTCGTTCGCAGTTGCAGTTCGACCAGATCCAGAATGTCGCTCTCCAGGCGCTCCAGAACGCCGTGGAGACGAGCAATATGGTAGCGAAGCAGGCGGTGCGTCATGCCGATATCGCCATCGACAACCAGTGGAACCCGGTGCAGCAGGGGACCGCAGACAACCTGACGGCTGGCGCCGTGCCCGCCAACCGCGCCACGGATGTGAGCGCGGCCGGAGTCGGCGTGGACGCGCAGGCTGTCGCAGCGGCGGTCGCCAAACAGGTGGACGCGACCATCACGCCGGTCCTGGCTGTCCTCCAGCAGATGGTGCAGGCGATGACCACCGCCACGACCAGCATCGCCAACGTGGTCAATCAGGCCCAGCCCAAGCCTACGGCCTAATCGGATGGAGGTTGCGGAGATGAAAGCCTTGGGCCATGCGAGCGCCAACTTGGGAGAGCGGCTTCGCAACCTCCTCGTCCAGTTCTGGCCGATCGACAAACTGATTCCGTATGCGCGTAACGCGCGCACGCACACCGACGAACAGGTCGCGCAGGTTGCGGCCAGCATCGCGGAGTTCGGTTGGACGAATCCGATCCTGGTCGGATCGGACGGGATCATCATTGCCGGCCACGCACGCCTAGCGGCGGCGCGCAAACTGAAGATGGCCGAGGTGCCAGTCATCGTTCTCGACCATCTCACGGAAACGCAGCGGCGCGCTCTGGTTCTCGCGGATAACCGCTTGGCCTTGAGTGCCGGATGGGACGAGGAGATGCTGCGCGTCGAGTTGGAATCGTTGAAGGAAGACGACTTCGATCTCGACGTGGTGGGCTTCACGGAAGAGGAGATCGAGGAGATCCTGGCCGGTCCGGAGGATGCGAAGAGCGGACTCACGGACGACGACGCCGTTCCGGAAGAGCAGGAGCGCGCGATCACGGCCCCTGGCGATGTGTGGGTCATGGGAGAGCATCGTCTGCTTTGCGGCGATGCGACCGTCCTTGCAGATGTGGAGAAGGTGCTGGCCGGCGATCTGGCCGATATGTGCTTCACGGACCCGCCCTACAACATCGACTACGAGGGCCGCACCAGGGACAAACTCAAGATCCGGAACGACGCGCTCGGATCGAAGTTCTATGAGTTCCTGAAGGACGCATCCACGAATATCCTGGCCGTCTGCAAGGGCGCAGTGTACATCTGTATGTCCTCGTCGGAGATGCATACACTCCGGCAGGCGTGGATCGAGGCCGGCGGGCACTGGTCGGGCATCATCATCTGGGTCAAAAACCACTTCACTCTGGGGTGGGGAGACTACCGCCACAACTACGAGCCGATCATGTACGGCTGGCGTGAGGGCGGGACGCACTATTGGTGCGGGGATCGCGGCCAGAGCGACACGTGGGAGATCAAGCGGCCCACCGCCAACCGCGAGCACCCGACAATGAAGCCGGTGGAATTGGTCGAGCGCGCGCTCCGGAACAACAGCAAGTCGCGCGACACGATCCTCGACCCGTTCGGCGGGAGTGGGACGACGATGATTGCCTGCGAGAAGATGGGCCGGCAGGCGCGCCTGGTCGAGTTGGACCCGAAATACTGCGACGTGATCATCCGTCGTTGGCAGGCGTTTACGGGGCAGGTCGCGCGGCTCGATGGTTCCGGGCGCGTGTTCGATGACGTGGCTGCTGGAATTTTGGGGGAGGCTCATCCGGTGAGCCAGTAGGCAGGAAAAAGAAAAGCCGCCCGTCTCGGGGCGGCTGGCGCGCGGGTCGCGCTACCATTCGATCTGCGGTTCGGTGCCGTCGATAGTGTACTCGCGGAGTGGCTTGTACTCGCCGCCAAGACCCTGGGCCCAGATCGCGTACCGGGCGGGGCAGGCTACGTCCTCGCATCCCATCCCGACTTCCTTCAGGCGGCGGGCAAAGTCGCTGGCGGCGATCTCTTTGGCTTCCGATACGGAGGAAACTACCGCGACCGGCTCGTATGTGCCTTCCTCCGTCTCCGCGATCAGCATCGCGAGACCGAGGTCCGTCTGCGGGGTGATCTTGATCGCAAATCCTGGCGTCGTCTCTTTGGTCTGTTTTCTGGCTCTGGCCATCTGCTTATCTCCTTGCATGACGATTCATCACTTCGGGCCAACCAGAAGGCAAGGGAATAATCACGCCTGAAGTAAAAAAGCCGCCTGTCTCCAGGCGGCGAGGCAGGGTGGTCCCGCCTACTTGCTGACGATGCGGTACACGCGCTCGCCTGATTCGTTCTTAGTGCTCTCGACCTTGAGGCCCATCTTCTTAGTGACGTTGCCGGAGATGAAGCCCCGGATGCTGTGGTTCTGCCAGTCGGTCGCCTTAGCGATCTCTGCCATCGTCGCGCCATCCTTGCGGCGCAGGAGGTCCAGGACGATGGCCTTCTTGCTGCCCTCGCGCGGTTGGCTATCCGTGGCCTTGGTGGTCGTCTTGGCGGCGGGCTTGCTGACGGCTTTGGACCCCTTCTCGCTGATGGGCTTCCCGGTCTTCTTGGCGGCGGGCTTCTTGCTCGCGGTTTTGGACGCCTTCTTGCTGGCAGGCTTCCCCTGCTTCTTACCGGCCTTCTTGGGGGCGGGCGCGCTCTGCTCCGCAACGGCGGCGGTGGTCTCGGTGTTGCTGGCTTCGTTCGTCATGTTCGTATCTCGTTTCCTTTCTGGCGGCTTATTGTCCGCGCATGACGATTCATCACTCCGGTCGCGCGGGAAGTAAAGCGGAAAGTTCAAAGAAATTTCGATGGCTGTCTTGAGCCAGAGGGCGTACGCGCGGCATCGCGGAACGTCGCTCTCTACCGTACAAAAGGCGATTACCTCCGGCCGCATCTCCGTGCTGCCGGATGGTCGCATCGACTCCGACCAAGCCGACCGCGAGTGGGAGGCCAACACGCACAAGCGTGGTCCCGTAATGGGCGCACGCCGCCAACCGGAGGACGACCAGGATGGCTTCGGCGCAGCGCAGTACACCAAGGCGCGGGCCGTCCGCGAGCACTACCAGGCGCGTCTCGCCAAGATCGAGTACGAAGAGAAAGTCGGGAGCCTCGTCTCGAAGGACGAGGTGAAGATCGCACAGTTCAACATCGACCGGCAGCGTCGGGACGCGATGCTCAACATCGCGGATCGTGTGTGCGCCGCCATCGCAGCGGAGGTGAAGGATCTCCTGCTCGCGGCGGGCGTCCAGGCAGATAAGGCCGACGCGATGGATATGTCTCGCGTCCACGAGATCCTCACCAGCGAGATCCGCAAGGGACTGAATGATTACGCAGACGGCCTCATCAACTGAGGCGATCCTGCGCGCGGCGGCTGCGGCCGGAGCGCGTCCGGACCCTCTGCTGACCATCTCGCAGTGGGCCGACAAGTACCGGACGCTCTCGCAACGCGCGTCTTCCGAACCGGGTCCGTGGCGCACGGATCGGACGCCATACCTGCGCGAGATCATGGACTGCCTCTCGCCGTCCAGCCTGATCGAGCGCACGGTGTTCATGAAGGGCGCGCAGATCGGCGGGACGGAGTGCGGCAACAACTGGATCGGGTACGTGATCCACCAGGCGCCGGGCCCGATGATGGCGGTCCAGCCGACCGTCGAGATGGCCAAGCGCAACTCGAAGCAGAGGATCGATCCTCTGATCGAGGAGTCGGACGTACTCCGGGCGCTGGTCCACGACCCGCGCTCGCGCGACTCCGGCAACACGGTTCTCTCGAAGGAGTTTCCGGGCGGCGTTCTGGTGATGACCGGCGCCAACTCCGCGGTCGGCCTCCGGTCGATGGCCGCGCGGTATCTGTTCCTCGATGAGGTGGACGGGTATCCCGGCGACGTGGACGGCGAGGGCGATCCGATCAATCTGGCGTTGGCGCGCACCAGGACGTTCGCGCGCCGCAAGGTGTTCCTCGTCTCGACGCCGAAGATCACCGGCATGTCGCGGATCGAGGCGGCGTTCGAGGAGTCCGACAAGCGGTACTTCTTCGTGCCGTGCCCGACCTGCCGCGAGGCGCAGATCCTCAAGTTCCCGCAGTTGCGTTGGCCGAAGAATGAACCGCAGAAGGCGGTTTACGTCTGCGAGCATTGCGGCCAGGAGATCGCCAACCACCAGAAGCAGTGGATGCTGCCGCGCGGTCAATGGCGAGCTACCGCCAAGGGAGATGGCAAGACGGCGGGCTTCCACCTCTCGAGCCTGTACTCGCCGGTTGGGTGGTTCGCCTGGGGCGATGCCGCCAAGCAGTTCGAGCAGGCGCAGAAGAATTCGTCGCTGCTTCAGGTCTTCGTGAACACCGTGCTGGGCGAGACTTGGACGCTGCTGGGCGAGGCTCCGGACTGGAAGAAGCTCTACGACCGCCGCGAGCATTACAAGTTCGGCCTGGTGCCGCGCGGAGGCATCTTCGTCACGGCGGGAGCAGACGTTCAGCGGGACCGTATCGAGGTCGAGATCGTCGCGTGGGGACGGGGCAAGGAGTCCTGGTCCATCGATTACCGGGTCTTCGAAGGTGACACCGCGCGCCCGCAGGTGTGGGAGAAGTTGACCGGCCTGCTCAACGAGACGTTCACGACGACGACCGGCCTGGAGTTGCCGATCATCCAGATGGCGGTGGACTCCGGGTACGCCACGAACGAGGTGTATGAGTGGGCGCGGCGGCAGGGTAACCGGGTGCTGGTCATCAAAGGCGACTCGCGCGCTCCGGCGATCATCGGGTCCGCATCGCCAATTGAGGTCGGGCCGCTCGGCGTGAAGCTGAAGCGCGGCGTGAAGGTATGGCCGGTCAACTCCGGCATGGCCAAGGAGGAGTTGTATCGCTGGCTGCGCCTCGAACGCCCGACCGACGAGGATCTCGAACAGGGAATCCCGTTCCCTCCTGGATACTGCCACTTCCCTCGCTACAGCGAGGAGTACTTCAAGCAGATCACCGCCGAGCAGTTGGTGGCGAAGCTCGTCAAGGGCTACCGCAAGCTGGAGTGGCAAAAAATGCGCGAGCGCAACGAGGCTCTGGACTGCCGTGTGTACGCACGTGCGGCGGCGGCGCGCGTCGGACTGGATCGCTTCCAGGAGAAGCATTGGAAGGTTGTTGCGGGCCGGATGGGCGTTCCGATGTCGGATGCGCCACGGCCCGCGCCGCAAGTACAGACGCCAGCAGCCACGGTCGCGGCGCCCGCGCGCCGCGGCCGACGAGTGATCGGGCGATTTGGGATGTAGCGATGGCGAACACGTTCACTGACGAGCAGGTCAAAGCCTCGATGGATCGGATTGCCTCGCCGGAGAAGCGCGTCGTCGCTCCGGACGGGCGCGCGGTCGAGTTCCGCAGCACCGACGAGGAGATTAAGGCCCAGCAGTACATGGTCAACACCAACCGCTCTAAGGCTGGCATGCGCCGCCGCCAGACCCGTTTGATGTCGAGCAAAGGCTTCTAACCCGTGTTCAAACTCTCCAGTTTTTTGACCCGCTTCAAGCGGGGCGGGAGCGGTGCGCCTGGCGGTGTCCCCGCGCGGCGTGCGAGCGCGTTTCCGTACGAGGGTGCGACCACCGGCCGGCGGCTCGGCACGTGGTCCACGACCCGCGATGCCGTCAACTCCGTCTGGTATCAGAGCGCGGACCAGTTGGTGTCGCGCTCCCGCGATATCGCGCGCAAGGACGGGTGGGCGGGCAAGGCCATCGAAGAGTGGGTCTGTAACGCTGTCGGCAACGGCATCAAGCCGCAATCCCTCCATCCGGATGCGACCACGAAGGAAACGATCCAGAAGCTCTGGTCGCAGTTCGCCAACGAGTGCGATGCGGCGGGCATCACCGATTTCTACGGCCTCGAAGCCCTCGCGTTCCGGTCGATGGTGGAGGGCGGCGAGTGCTTTGTGCGGAAGCACATCCGGGCCATGAGCGACGGCTTGACGGTCCCGCTTCAACTCCAGTTGATGGAAGCGGAGCAGTTGCCGTTTTATCTTGCACGCCCCACTCCGGACACGCCGCAAGGGAACGTCGTCCGCGCGTCGATCGAGTTCGATCCCCACGGACGGCGCACGGCCTATTACTTCTACAAGGAGCATCCCGGCGAGCGGTTGTTCTTCCCGAACTACCTCGATCTGCTGCGGATTCCGGCCGCGGAGGTGATGCACCTGTTCCGTCCGCTGCGCCCAGGACAACTCCGCGGCATCCCGTGGCTGGCCAGCGCTCTCGTGCGGCTGTGGGAGTTGGACCAGTACGACGACGCGGAACTGCTCCGAAAAAAATTCGCCGCGATGATGATGGCGTTCATCATCCGCCAGAATCCGGAGGACCCGTTCTTCGGCAACGAGCAGACCGGCCCCGAGGCGACCGACGCTGGCGGCAGCACCGGCGACGAGCAGAAAGGCGTCCAGGTCGCCCAACTCGAGGCCGGGACGATGATGGACCTCGAACCCGGCGAGGATGTGAAATTCACCGATCCCGCCGATGTGGGCGGCAACTACGAGGCGTTCGAGCGCCAGACGTTGCTGCGGATCGGCGCGGGCTTGGGTCTGCCGTACGACATGCTGACCGGCGACCTCTCGCAGACGAGCTATAGCTCGATTCGCGCGGGCATCCTCTCGTTCCGGAGGTTGTGCGAGCAGATCCAGTACGGCGTGTTTATCTTCCAGTTCTGCCGTCCCGTCTGGCAGGCATTCATCGAAGCGGCGGTGCTGGCGGGCCAGTTGGATGCGCGAGACTACCAGGCCAACCGTGCGGACTATCTCGCGGTGCAGTGGCACACGCCGAAGTGGGCGTGGGTCGATCCGGAAAAGGACGTGAAGGCCGAAGTGCTGGCGATCCGGGCGGGCCTGAAGTCGCGCAGCATGGCCATCAACGAAACCGGCGAGGACGAGGAGGCTGTGGATCAGCAGATTGCCAAGGACAACGAGCGCGCCGACGAGTTGGGCTTGGTGCTCGACTCCGATCCGCGCAAGACGGCCGCACTCGCAGGGGCGTCGAAGCGAAATGAGGCCGACGACGGCGGCGAAGAGGGCGCGCCTGCCAAGCGGCCAGTTGGTAAGCAGCCTGCGAAAAAGCGCGGCAAGGAGTCGCGCATGGAGTTGATCCAATGAGCAAGAACTACCTGCCGCACCTCGCGGCGCGCGTGTTCGGCGTGCCCTTGCTGATCCAAATCGACAAGCTGATGGTGATCCTGGAGGCGATCGGGCCGCGCATCGGACTGCGCGACCACGTCGTGGTCGAGGGACTCCCCGTCGTCGTCACCCGCCCCGCTCCGGACGACGAGGAAGAGGACGACGAACTCCTCTCTATGGCGTCGGGCCGGAAACCCTACCCGGTGACTCCGGACGGCATCGCGATCATCTCGATCTCCGGCACGCTGGTCAAGAAAGCGTCCTGGATGGATGCCGAATCCGGCCTCCAGTCTTACGAGCAGATCCGCACGCACCTTGCGGACGCCTGCGACGATCCGGGCATCCGTGGCGTGCTGCTCGACGTGGACTCGCCTGGCGGCGAGGTCGGCGGTCTGTTCGATCTCGCGGACGAGGTGTACGCGATGCGCGAACAGAAGCCCTGTTACGCCATCGCCAACGACGAGGCGTTCTCCGCTGCATACGCTCTCGCGTCGAGCGCGCAACGCCTGTTCGTCACCAGGACTGGCGGCGTCGGCAGTATCGGCGTGATCGCAGTTCACATGGATCAGTCCGGATGGGACGAGAAGATGGGCCGCAAGTACACGGCAGTCTATGCCGGCGCGCGGAAGAACGACTTCTCGACACACCAGCCGTTGTCGGACGACGCCCGCGCCAATCTGCAAGCGGAGGTGGACCGGCTCTACGACATGTTCGTGGCGACCGTCTCCCGCAACCGGGGTCTCAAGCCCGCGCTCATCCGCAACACGGATGCGGGCTTGTTCTGGGGCGAGAAGGCAATCTCCGCGGGACTCGCGGATCAGGTCGGAAGTTTTGACGATGCGCTCGCGGCGGTCACACAGGCCGCGCGCTCGTTCAGGCAGTCTCGCGCAACGGCGTCTGCCGAAGCGCAGGTCGAAGAAGCACAAGGAGAAGAAACGATGGCTCAAAATCCCGAAACGAAACCGGCAGACGCCCCGGCTCCTGAAGGGACCGCGCCTGTCGAGACGAAAACTGGCACGGAGGCTCCGGCTCCCGCCGCCGAAGCGCCGCCCGCCCCGGAACCCTCTGCTGCTCCGGCCGCACCGCCCGCTCCGGACGCCGCCGCTATCGAGGCGCGCGTCCGCGGCGAGCACGAGGAGATCGCCGCCCTCTGTTCTCTGGCCGGTGAGCCCGGCTTTGTCGCGGAGGCCATCTCGAAGCGCATGTCGCCCGCGCAGGTGCGGGAGGCTCTGCTCGCGCGCAAGGCCGCCAGGGGCCAGAGCACCCAGACGACCTCGCACGTGGACGCTGCTCCGGTCGGCGCGGAGGCGCAGTTGAACGCCGCTGCGACGCAGATCGCGGCCAGCAAGCACATCACCTTCGCGCAGGCGTATGTGGAGGCGATGAAGCTCCACCCCAATCTCTATACGCAGTACCTCGCTGAGAAGTCGGCCACGGTGAAGCCGAATTAGTACGGCGAGCCAGTCAAGGAAAGGAGAAACCAACGATGGCTTACGAAGTTGGAAATCAGGCAATCTCGATTCCCGCCAGCACCGACCTCTCCGCGAAGCAGTTCTTCTTCGGCACGATCGACGCGAACGGTCAAGTCGCGGTGACCGGCGCGGGCGTTGCTGCGGACGGCGTGATTGGCGACAAGCCCGCCGCGCAGGGCCGTCCGTGCGCGCTGTTCGCCACGCCGGGGCAGGTCGTGCGTGTGATGGCGGGCGCCACCGTCGTCAACGGCCAGTTGCTCGAAGCGGATGCGAATGGCAAGGCCAAGCCGCAGGCGGCGGGCAAGATCCTGGCGAAGGCTCTCGCAGCGGCGTCCGGAGATGGCGTCATCATCCCGGCGCTGCTGATCCTTCAGCGGTAGCAGCACACAAAGCGGGCGCGAACCAAGGCTCCGGGCCGCAAGGCTTCGGGGCCTTTTTTATTGCCCGCGAACAACGAAAGGAGAACTGAAAAGCTATGTACACGCCGACTCCCGGTGATGTTCATGTCAATACGCCGCTGACGCAGATCAGCATTGCGTACCTTCAGAACCAGGACCAGTTTGTCGCGGCCTCGGTCTGCCCCGTGATCCCGGTCTCGAAGCAGAGCGACCGGTACTACGTTTACAACCGGGGCGACTTCTTCCGCGATCAGATGCAGAAGCGCGCTCCCGGCACTCCTGCCGCGAGCACGGGTTACCGGCTGGACAACACGCCGACCTACTTCTGCGACGTGTGGGCTGAGGCCAAGCCGATTCCGGACCAGCTCCGCGGCAACGCCGACGCCGTGCTCAACATGGATCGGGACGCCACGGAGTTCCTCACGCAGCAGGCCCTCATCCGGCGCGAGAAAATTTTCGCCGGCAATTTGTTCACGTTGGGCAAGTGGGGCACTGACATGACCGGTGTCGCCGCCGGCCCCGCTGCCGGGCAGTTCCTTCAGTGGAACGATCCGGCCTCGAACCCCATCGAGGATATCCGGGCCGGTAAGCTCGCCATCAAGCAGGCTACCGGCTACCCGGCCAACACGCTGGTGATCAGCGAACCGGTGTGGCTGAAGCTCGTGGACCATCCGGATCTGGTGGACCGCGTGAAGTACGGCCAGACCAACGGCGGGCCGGCCCGCATCACGCGCGAAGCGCTGGCGGCGATTCTGGAAATCGACCGCATCCTCGTCATGGGGTCCATCGAGAACACGGCTGCGGAGGGTGTGGCGGCTTCGCACTCCTTCATCGGCGGCAAGAACGCCCTGCTGTGCAACGTGGCGCCCAACCCTGGCCTGCTCACGCCGTCCGCTGCGTACACCTTCGGGTGGACCGGCTACCTCGGCGCGGGTAACGAGGGCAATCGGATGAAGCGGTATCGCTGGGAGATCATCGCCAGCGACATCCGCTACGCCAGCCGGCACCTGCGCCACCAGGACCGCCTCTTCCTCATGGACGGCGATGCCCTGATCATCCCCCAGCCGCGGCTGCTGGCGATCCTCGACCGGATCGCCGCCGAGCTGCCCTGGGTCAAAAGGGTGGGCGCCTACGCCAACAGCAAGAGCATCCGGAAGAAATCCCGCGAGGAGCTCCAGGCCCTGAAGGCGCGGGGGTTGGGGATCCTCTACTACGGTGTGGAGACCGGCGACGACGCGCTGCGCGCGGCGATCC